TTAGCCTATATACATCTGCAATCGGTCAACCGGCACTCCTACTTTTCCAGCGTAACCATCCATCAGCGCATTCTTGTCCATATCTCTTTGGTATGGGTAATAGTCTTGATTAACCGGCGACAAACGATAATAAATGTATTTATCCCCGTTTGGGCTGTACAGATATGCTTCCAGGGTTGCAATGGCGTGTTCTCCGTCTCCGGCATATCCGTTATAGTAATCTGAAAAATCGCATCCGTCTACAAATTCATGCAGTACGCCGTCCACAGTGCGTACCCGATATTTGATGTTTCCCTTTGTCACACGGATAGCAATACCGTATATTTCTCTTCCTCGTATTCCTGCGAAATCATCCCCGGAGCTATCCGGTTCCAGGTTTTTTATTTCCGGCAGGATTGTACCGTCCTCCAGCATGACGGAATAGTATATATCAATACCGCCGTTGTCTGCATCGACAGCATTATTGCTTCCAGTATATTGAGGACGACAAAACGCAGTAAAATAACTACTGTTATTATTATACACAGTCTCCTGGACACATCCTCCTCCACTGCCACCATTACCTTCAATAACTTTCATATATCCACTTGAATAATTAAATTCCGTTACAAGCGCAATATGATCCATCCAAGAGGTATCAGTTCGCCCATCCCAATTAAAACATACATAGTCCCCCGGCTGCACATCCTTGTCCGCAATCCTCGGAAGCTGGTTAAATATTCCACTAGCAGCTGCACTTTTGTCGTAACCTAATCCGCCCAATTCATTAGCAATATAGCTCTGAAACGCAGCGCACCACGGATATGTGCCTGCGTCATAACAGTGGAATCCCCAGTACCATGTATTGAATATATTATCCGTTCCTGATACCCCAATATACTTTTGGGCCTGTGCTATAACTTGTTGTACTGTTGCCATATTTCACCTTTCCCCTTCTGACATCAAAAAAGGACGCTATTACACGTCCTCTGAATCCTCGTTATACTCTGCTTCTTCCCAGCGCGTCCTCCGCCACATTTCCGCAACCTTTTCCCAGCCGGACGTTGCTACTATATATACAATAAATGAAGCTATTACCGCAGCTACTATGTAATACCACAATAGCTGTATTTCAAATATAATGCATAAAATAATTACTGCTAAAACCGTGATAATAATAGATATTACTAGCGCCACCGCGTTTGTCTGAATTTTTACCAGTCCCGGCATTTCCTTGATGACTTGCGTGATTAAACTGACTAAAAATGCCAAAATGCCAATTCCCATGACTGCATACATTACATACTGCATTAAAATTTCCATATTCATTTCATTCCTCCCTGTTTTCCAAATCATCTATCCTATGATTTGCCACTTTCATTTTTTCTTCAAGGATAGAGGTTCGTTCAATTACCTGATTATGCTTTTCTACCTTTTTCTCCAGCTGCTCTATCCTGTATTTAATCAACTGTGTTCCGCCGAAGCTGCCTGCAAGCGTACCTATCAATGATACAACAGCTACTATTACCGTATCCGGCATGTTTGTCCCTCCTTCTGTTTTTTTTGCAGGCGGGAAGTATCCCGCCCACTCTCCTTACTCTGCCAGCTCCGGTACTTCAAGGTCAATTAATACCTGCTTAACCTGCGCTTTGATTTTCTCCGGCACCTGGTCGATTGTCTTTTTCCCTTTGACAATCAGCGTTGCGTAAATAACTGCCATAATTTCCGCCTCCTTTCTGAATACTATGCTGAAAATAAAAAAGAACAGCTTTTTCATCACTGCTCTTTCTCCCCGATAAGTTCCTGTACTTCCTCTTTTAACAGTTCCGGTACATCCTCAATCGTCTTTTCTTTCTTACGGATTAAATCTGCGTATATTTTTGCAATGTAACTCATGTTTATCCCTCCATTCCTTCGTAAATTTCAACAACTGCAAGCTGCAGATCTGTTATCTGTGTTGCATTAATATCTGTAGCCTTTTTTGCCTCTTCTGCTTCCGTTTTAGCAGAAAGTGCATTTGCCTCCGCAGATGTCAAGCGCTGTTCTGTCACATCAATCGCTTTTGTTAAAATAACTGTTTTCGTTTCATTGTTCAGTAATACGCCGCCAAGCACGGACCACCCCGGTAACTCTCCGAATTTTTCCTCGCTGTCCGTTAGCAGTTCAATTGTCTCCAAATTCGCGGGTACTGAAAAAATCTCTTGCACTTCTTCTGCAGTTTTATCTATAAAATCAATTTCAAGTCTACTATTCACGATTTCCGCACGGGATACTGTGTAAATTGTTTTGTCTACTAATCTAATTTTCATCAAAATTCCTCCTTCTAGGGGAAGTTCTTACTTAAATGATAATTACATTGTCGAAGAAGGCGAAAATGACAACGATCATTATCGAAAGTGGAGTAACGGCACGCTTGAGATGTGGGGAAAATTGATATTAAATAATGTTAATATCAATAATCGTTCTAATACTTCAACAACTGTTTATAATTCAATACAATATAGAATCACATTTCCGTTTGCTTCATTATCAGAATGTATTATAACCTGTACGAATTATTCAAATACAGGTGCATGGGTATCCATGTCCACTGGAGGAGACAGAAAATCTAGCTTCATGTTTTGGTTATATGCTGCAGGTATAAGTAATGGAAATTCACATTATATTTGTTGGCGTGCAACGGGAACGTGGAAGTAATTATTTCCATGTTCCAATAACGTGCCAGTTATAGACTACACCAAGATCGCTAATAGATGTGTTAGCGACCATGCGGAAGCCTATTAATGATTTATTGCTGTATGCTGCACCTGTAGCCCATATAATTCCGGAGCTTTCTACATACACGTTAGGTATAACTGATGTTGTAGATTCAATAGGTAGTGTAATATCAATAACATTACTATAATACGGTGCGCTATTTCCATTTTGTATCCAGACTTCCGCCCGCTTACGTCCCCACATTTCGAGCGTTCCATCAACGTATTTTCGATAATATCCGTTGTCATTTTTACCAGATTCCGCAATTGAATTATCATTTAAGTAAGAACTTCCCTTTATATTTACTTTTTATAGTTACTTATAAAAGTACACAACAAAAACACCCGACCGGAAGCCGGATGCAAAAAAATATTCATTCTTTTATATTACTGCTATGCGCTTAAATATTTTCTGTGATGATACTGTACGCTGTCTTGTGACACTGTGCAATACCTCATTGTCGTCTGCAGATTTGCATGTCCCAAGAATTCGGCAACTTCTTGCACTGGCATACCTCTGTTAAGCGCGTTTGTTGCCGCTGTCCTACGGAATCTATGAGGATGCGCTTTTTCTACTTGTGCCCGTTTTCCAACTCTGCGTATTATATCTTCTATGCCTGCTTTCGTCAGCCTTTCATGCGGACTTTTTATAGATACAAACAGAGCTACTTCTGCGTCGGTTCTGCTCTGCAGGTATTCCCGCATGTACATATTTGTACGATCATTCAAATATACCCTCCTTTCCTTTGCTCCCTTGCCCCAAACTACTAAATCTTTACTACTGAAATGTATATCTTCTCTATTTAACCTAGCCAGTTCACTTACGCGGACAGCAGTAGAATATAAAAATTCCATCATTGCCTTGTCGCGGAGTGTTTTACAATTCCGCAATAATTTTTCCCTTTCTTCGTCGGAATAGGGTTTTTTCAATATTTTTTCTGTTTTTACTGATTCTACTAGTGCCATCGGATTTTTTCGTACTCGATCTCGATCCCGCATCCATCCAAAAAAGCTGCTGTATACTGCTCTGACGTTTTGCAACGTCTGATTACTGACATTCCTTAAATACTTATATGCACGCATATATTCAGATATATCCCCCGCTGTTACGTCTGCCACTGCTTTATTAATATACGATAACAGGCGCTTTAGTTCATATCTATACCGTTGCACTGTCTCTATTGATTTGCCTTCCAACGCCTTTGATACCAGAAAATCTTCCAGATCTGCTTCCCATGATTTATCAATTACCCTAACACTTGTTTCTTCAATGATTTCACATCCTGCGAAAACTATATTCAATACATTTTTTAGTTCTCGCATTTGATTCTCTTGCATCACTGACTGCATACGCCGTAGCACTTCCATTATTTTTTGTTCCATCTACTACACTCCTTTTTTATTTTTCAGTGTAGCAATTTCTATGTACTATGTATGCAAAAGATTATTGCATTCCTTAATTAAATGATAATATAGACGCTAAGGTCAAACATGTTTTATTACAAGCAACATCAAAAAACATTCCGCCAAATGGGTACAAAGGGTTTGATATAGCATATGAACCACCAGAGGGGTATATAATCGCATGTTACTGGGCTACAGCAGCATCTTATACAGCGCATGTTAATATGTATTACTACGAGACTGGAAAAATGTTTTCAGGTGCAGTGTGGAACGATACAGCTTCCGAAATAAAAATAGGATGCCGTATAGATATTTTGCTTCTAAAGTCTGAATAATTATTTCCATTTACCAAAGGCAAACCAGTCAACATCATGCGTCTCTGTTTTCTTCCCGTCAGCCTGCCGAGAATATAAATAAGCGCTTGTGAGGGATATTTTTTGTGCAGATAATAACTCATTTTGAAAACTACTGTTAATATATTTTCCTTGTGCGAATAGAAAGTATTCGCTTGTACTTTCCCCAGCGAAAGCGACAGGAAAAGTGATCGTTCCGTATCCGGCTGTATACGATATACCTAAGCGTCCCCACTGCTCCAATCTTCCGTTTCGATATTTTATGTAATTTTTTCCTATTTCTTCGATAGAATTATCATTTAATTGAGCAAGTGCTTCCGAGCAGGTTTTACCGTCCATGATAAAACCTTCTTCAGATATTTCCGTACTTTTTACAATTTTCTTCGCAAGCGCTCTGTCCGCATCCGCTAATATCCCCGTATCGCGCTCCCCAATATACCAGTTCCCATTTGAGCCTATGCTTGGAGCCTCTGCCATTTCCCCAGGTATTCCTTGCGGTCCTTGTTCTCCTCTTTCTCCTTTATCTCCTTTTGGTCCTTGCGGACCAGTCGCCCCCGTTGGACCTTGTGGTCCTGTTGGGCCCTGCGGCCCCTGTGGGCCTTGAACACTCCCTAAATCTATTTCTCGTACTGCCATTTTTCGCGCTCCTTTCTACTCGCCTATGATGTATTTCAGACGTCCGTCTACAACTTTCAGTGGCGGAACGGGGTCTGTGTCATTATGCGTTAAAATTAAATGTCCGTCTCTAACCGACATAGCAAATACACCAGGGTCAAGACTTGTTATCGCCGCAGTGCCGTCCTCGCCTTTTGGGCCTTGCGGCCCCTGTATTCCTTGAGGTCCCTGCGGACCAGTATCACCTTTTTCACCGTCAAACTCTCCGCTGTCACGCCGGTCAATCATATCCTGTACAGTAAAATTTACATTTTCCACTGCTGCATCAGTAATCCGTTCTCTTTCTGCTTCCTGCCTCTGCCTTACAATTTCATTTTTAATACGTTCTTCTTCTGCAGCTATTCTCTTTTTTTCTTCATCTATTGCCGGAGCAATCTGTGCCAGAGCGTCTACTAATGTCTGATATTCATTTGAGCTTGCTATTTTTATCATGCTGATGGCGTTCGGATATATCAAAACCTCTATTACCGCTGTGGATAATAGAGCATTTTCTCTGTACAGCTCTATTTCAAGTTGCCCCTGACCAGTAGCCGTGGACATCTGTGGAAGAATCTGTACTTTTAAAGAACCGTCTTCCAAACGTTCTATGTTTTCATCCGCGAGCACCTGTGTACCATCCGGCTTCTCCATTGCAATCTGTGGAGTCACATCCTCTCCTACCGTCACAGGAACGCCATTTTTCATTAAAGTTATTACTACATACCTGTCTGTAAAATCCCCCTGCTTCATTACCAATTTTTCAGATCCGGGATACCCATCCAAATCCGCCCTTATTTCTGCGATATATTCCATTATTCTCACCTCCCTGTAATGAAATAACTAATTTTGATTGATTTCGCCGTTGTCGGCGCTGATTCTATGATGTTATACATTTTGCAGTCTGATATTACTGTCAGTGTGTTTTCCTCCTGGTCATATTCCCAGCTGTTTTCTATAGATTGAACCACATCACTTTCTCCTACCGACTCAATGCTTTGAACTCCCAGCAGTATATCTATGTCCATGTCACTGAACAAAGACGGAAGCTGTACCACACCCCGACCGGTTTCAATATCTATATCAACTGTGCCGTTTAAAGTGAGTCCGTACTGATATGGGATTCCGCCTCTGCTGACACCGTTTTTCCCCATCACAGTTTCTGTGCCGTCACTATGCTGCACCCGAAGCACCTCCGGATTTCCATCTACCATATCAATCTTTACATGCCCGCCGTTTTTACCCGTCACTACGCTTATTGCCTCCAATACTGCGTCACTCGAAACCTGTTGCGCAACGGAAACCTTTTCATTTATTTCCGCGCGGATAGATTTCATAGAGCTTTCAATCTTTGGTGGTACAGCGCTTAATGTGATAGTATCGTTGTAATGCGCTTCCGGATATTCCTTAAATGCAATCACCCGGTGCTCCACTCTCGTTTTCCTTTTGCGGTCAATAAGAGTCACCACTTCATACATATACATATTTTCATCAAAGTTTCGGACATCACATTCATATGAGCGTACCGGATAGGATAGTTCATCTAACCTTTTCTTTGCTGCGGAAAGAAGGTTGGCTGGTACTGTGTAACGCTCATCAGACCAGCCAACCGAAACAATACGGTCACTGTACTGATGATTGTCAATGTATTCCTTACCTCCATTTACAGACGATATAGTAACTGGATTTCCGTCACTGTCCTTCTTGCCATAAGCATACAGCCTTGTTGCAAAATCAGATGAATTTCCCACAAATCCCACCGATTTCAGATTCAATTCATCTGTTACATAATCACCAGAAGGAACATACTTCGCAGGGTCAATAACCTTCACTTCCTTACCAGGAACATCAAAATTAAAAACGACCTCGTATACCTCCGCCGCTTTACTCAGCACGCTCTCTGCAGTGACATTCTCCAGCCCTTTTCCTTCACTGGCTTCGATTGTTGCCCGTTGAGTTATCCCTTCCGCACCAGTCAACACCCACCCTGACGGTTTTATTTTGTCGAACACCTGCTGTAATGTACTATTTGTTGTACGGAATGACCGCCAAAAACTTGCCCTCCAGTCATCTAAATCAAGAGCACACTCCACATTCACATATCCACCATGTTCGTCAATCTTTTTCACCGCGTATCGATTTGCCCCGTCCGTTATCCTGACCTCTTCCGCCAGATGTTTGTACGCTTCGTGTGTATCCGGAATCTCAAATTTCAGTATATCGTCGCCTTCATACTTATGCTCAATATACCAATCTGGCGCCCGCACATTCAGCGGATATACCGGCACTCCGTCTTCATATATTTTTAGCATTTCAATGCCCTCCTACGAAAAAACCGGATAAAAAGAAACCGTGACTGGAATTTCCTCCGACATCACTATTTCATTCTTTCTTGGCTGTATTTTAGGAAAATCTACCAGGTCTGTATGCGCAAAATAATTTACGCCGTTAGCTGTTACCCTCCCGACAATGCCGTCTATAACATACGTTGTTCCCGGATTCAAATCCTCTATTGTTATCCCTGCAACCGTAAAGGTTTCCAGTGCCTTTTCCGGAGATATAGAAATGCGCATACCAGATGATGTATTGCCTTCGTTGTAAATTACTGTTGTTTTTTCAAGCTTTTTTATAACAAGTGGTTTCCGCCGTATCACCGCAAATTTTAAGGACAGCAGATAATACGGCTCTACCTCCGTATTCTCACTGTCCCTGTCTATTAACACCGCAGCATACTCAAATATATCCCCTTCCTTACGGATAACACACTGTCTTGCCGCTGTGAGCATATTAGAAATATTAGTCTGTGTCGCTTCATAAGACGGACCGCCGACATAAAACTCTGCCACCAGTTCAGCCGGCTCTGCTTCTACATTAAACAGATTAAAATTGCTTCTGCCTGCCGCAGGTGAAAAATCCGGATCTATCGCTCCGGGAGTAACCTCGAAAGATTTCAGATCCGCATTAAAATCAATGTAGACGTCTTTTCCGTCAAAAAAACATCTCTCACCAACCTGTTTGTCCTCATTGTAATATTGAGGATTATAATCAAACAATTTAACCACATCCTTTACTTAAAAATTTGTACAAAAATACCACCCGCCGGAGCAGGTGGTAACATATTTATCTATTCTAACAATAACGTTGACATCCCAAAATACTGAGAGCCAACTGAAATGTCCGCTTCTCCATTAGACAGCACTACTGTTTCAAATAATTCATGTCCATCCATATCCACGACTTTAAAGGAATTATAGTATCCCTGCTCTGCACCTGATGTTTCATCTTCCATCAACATTTTTACAAGAGCCCCTTCTGTTATTAATTGGTCAAATATGGCCACAAACTTCTCTTCATTTACATCCGTGCTAACTTGTAGAACATATTGGTATCCTTGCCCATCTACAATTCCATAACCTACTTGATACCCTGTATCTTTTGACAGTGTTTCTGCAATAATGCTTGGAAAAACTTCTTTTTTCTTATTTTCAGATATTTCTTGTTGCAATTCAATAATTTCTTTTGTATTTTCAGCTTTTAATTCTTCTGCATCTTCAAGTTTTTTCTCCATTTCTTTATAATCTTTGTTACCACATCCCACTATTACTCCACAACACAAAATCGCCACAATAACCACTGATAAAATTTTTTTCATACGTTTTCCTCCCTCATTGGTATTTTCTTCATCATACCACACAAGGGAGGAAATTTCATCAAGTATTCTGTGATATTATCCTAGACACCACCGGAGCCTGCTTCCTGCCTACACGCTCATTGTCCAGATACACATCCCCATCTTTCATTTCTATAATCGGCTGTACAGGCGTATTTTTCATAACAACAGCCATTTTCTCTGCCACCTTATCTGCTAACATATCGTAATCGATACCGGGCGCAGTAAGGATAATGTCACCGCCTCTGTATCCACTTTCAACACGATAAGAAGCTGCGAAGCTTGATAACATTTCACGCCGTATTGCGGACTCCTGCGCTGTAACACCTAACAGTTCGCCGGTCTTTTCATACAACGCCAATGCCCGTGTACGTTTTTCCTGTGACAACGGGATAGCCATTTCAGGACCATCCTCACCAAAAATAGAAGGCTCTGTTGCTATTCCACCATAAGCGAACCCTGGTATCCCGTCTGTACTCCCCTTTTTAACGTTTACTGTAATACTCAACGGATTTTCGTCTAAAACGGTTTGCATTCCATTTCTCCCGGACAACGCTTCTGGATCCCAATTAGGGGTTTTCATATCTGGTGCGTCTAAGGTAGAAGATGTAACTGTTCTTTCCATCCCAGACACTCCTTTGTTTCCCATTGTATTCAATGCGTTTGTGAATCCTGGTGTGATATATGCTATTCTATTTCTCGTAGCTGCTCCCATTGAATCAATAGTCCCTGACGCTGCCGTCTGTACTGTTCCGCTGCTATTACTTACCCCCTGCGACAGGGTATCACCAAATTCAATCCCTAATCCACTCAACTCTGAAAGAATTCCATCTCTTTGTGTACCTTCTGCTGTTCTTAACTGGTTTAAAAGATTTACTGCCTGTAACTGTACTTCTGGGCTTTTTGTTGCCAGAGCTCCTGCCAGGCTGTCTCCTATACTAAAACCACACGCACTCATTACACTCTGTATTTGTGGTGCTGTAAGAGTTGTTCCGTTTTGCATTTGTGATAAGAGATTTATCGTCTGTGCCTGTACGTCCGGAGCCTTCGCTGCCAGCGCATTAATAACACCATCCGATACCTGTATTCCTGCCGCATTAAGCTGCGCCTTTACCCCATCTACCTGTTCTGTATTCGGTATTATTTCCTGGAACATTCCAGTAGCTGCATTGTACACAAGTCCATAGTTTTCCTTGAGAGTTGTTGACAATTCTTCCGGGATAGTCATTCCACTTTCTGCAGCTGCTTCCACTGCATTCTGCAATTCAGGAGATTGTGCAACCTGACCTGCTATCAGTTCCCACATATGATCTGTGTTCCCAGTCATAGCTTCCAGCTGATAATAATCCATCAATCCTTGATTTATATTTTCCGGGACAAGCTGTCCTGCTTCTTTATATGATTGAGCGATTTCTTCCAGTTGACTTACTTGGGGTTTCATAGTTTCCAAATAATTTTCCACATTACTCCGAGCAGCACCAGTCAATGTTTCAGAACCATTCCGCATGCCAGTTATTAAATCATTCCAAATTTGTGTCCAGTTTACTTCCATTCCCTGTCCGGCGGTTTCTAATCCCCTATTTATCTGTTCCGAAAAATCATTCATAGAGTCCCCGATTTTATCAGAATAATTGTCTTTGATAGTACCGATTTCTAGGTTTACATTATCAACAACTAATTCCCCAAATTGCTGATCAGCATAGTAATCTACTTCCTTTTTCTTTTCCTCAAATTCTTCCAGGCTTATTTCCCCATTATTGTACTGAATTTGATACTCAAGCAGAAGATTGCGTTTGCTTTCTTCTATCCGAGCGTCTTCCTCATCCAGTTTCTTGTTTAATTGTTCTTCTAAATTTTTAAAGCTATCTGCTGACAGACCGTCCTTTGTCGCATCTGCTTTCAGCGAATCCAGTTCCAAATCATATTGAGCCTGTGCGATTTCATCTAACTTTTTCTGTATTTCCGCCCGTTTCTCATCAATCAACTGCAGTTCTTCCTCGGATAGTACATCATCCTCCCATGCCTGATTAACCAGTTCCGCTAATTCTTCGCCCAGAGCAGTCAGTTCTCCATTCAAAGCATTGTAAAATTCACTGGAAGATTGTTGAAAATTAGAATTCATTGCGCTGCCAGGCTCAAAAATAGCGTCCACTGCCAGGCTCGCTGTATACTGCTGTTGTTCAATATAGGACTGTACTCCGGATACATAGTCCGTCACAGATTGCTTATATTCACCTTTTTCCTCTTCAGTCAGCTCCAGTCCTACTCCTATTTTCCATTCTGTTTTTTCCATTGTCTGGATAGTGCTCTCAATATTCGATTGCAGTTCCTCCAGTTTATCTTTAGCGTCAATGACAGCATCTACTCTCATAGTCCAGTCAGTAGTTGTTAAGCGTTCGGCAATATCCTCTACTTCTTCAGCGGATAACTCTATATCTCCAAAGTGTTTTTCCAGATCTGCTTCCTCTGCATCCTTTTTCGCTTTCTTTATAGCTGCACCAATCCCAATGATAGCAGTAGCGGCAATAGCCGCAATTCCAAACGGAGAACCGATTTTCGAAAGGATTCCTGAAAACCCGCCTAATTTTGATGTTGTGCTTACTGCCTGAGTACCTACATCTGCTACAGTTTCAGCTACGTCCCCTACTTTTTTCGCCTTTCCTGCTTTTTCTAGCAGTGTGCCGAATCCATCTGCCAGATTGCCTACTCCTTTTACGGCAGAGCCTGTCACTTTCGCCACTGGACCTAATGCTGCCGCTATTCCAGCCCCGTTTATAATGGTCTTCTGCATTTCCGGATCCAGATTGTTAAATTCTTCTGCCAGGTCGCCTACTACTCCCATTACCTCTGTTACAATCGGAAGTATCTGTGTGCCTGCCTCTATCCCGGCATTTTTCAGTTTATTCAACTCTTTCTGCATCTGTGCTGCAGAAGTAGCGTCCATTTTGTCAAACGCTTCCTGTGTAGCACCGGCAGAATTTTTCATCTGCTCCAGAACTTGATTGTATTCCGCACCGCCGTCTGACATAATAGAAAGAGCAGCTTTCCCACCTTCCATGCTTCCAAACATATCCGACAAGGACTGTCCGTTTTCCTCAGCTTTATCACTTAACATCTGTAAGATTTCCGTCAGCGGTGTTCCTTCCGCAATCAGCTGTGTAAATCCCTTTCCTGCAAGTTCACGAAGCGCTGTATCTGCAACAGTACCGCTTGCGCCCAGTTCATTTAACATAGAGTTGTAGTATGTCGTTGCTTCTGCCGTCTGGATGCCCCGCTTCGTCAGTATAGCCATTGATGTAGAAACATTGTCCATATCTACATTGAAAGCTTTTGCCGTCGGAATCACCCGTCCCAGAGAACTTGCCAATTCATCTACAGTTGTTTTTCCTATGTTCTGTGTAGTAATCAGCTTATCTGATATACTTGTCGCTTCATCTGCGCTTAACCCGTAAGCGTTCAGTACAGAGGTAACAACATCCACTGCTTTTGCCGTATCAGTAAAACCACCCTTTGCCAGTTTCACCATTTCTGTAGTAAAGCCGATTGCTTCCCCGGACTCTACGCCGGCGGAAATAGACTGATACAGTGCTTCGTTGAAATCTGTAATTGCAATTCCAGTCTCATTTGACGCAGAAGTTACCCCGGATTTCATCCTGTCATAAGAAAGAACTGTTTCATCTGCAATAGTAGACACTTTTGCGAAGCTGGTTTCCGCATCTGTCGCCATTTTTACAGAAGCGGTCCCTGCCGCTGCAAGCGGCGCTGTCACAGCCATAGACAGCGTATTTCCCCAGCCGTTTAATAAATTCCCTGCATTTTGCAGTTTTGTTCCTGTTTCCTGTAAATGCTGGCCCCACTGCACTGTCTTACTCTGCGCCTGTGCCAGTTCTGCACTCATACGGTTGATTGCCGCCTGCGTATTATTCAACTTTGTCTGAAATTCTGTTATCTTATTTCCTGACTGTTCTATTTCGATACCGTATGCTTCCCACTGGTTTTGACTCTGGGTCAAAGCGTTTTCATTTTCCCTGACCTTCTGTACTGTCCTTTCATAAGACTTTATCAGCTTTTCATGCTTTGCAGTAAGGTCCTGGACTTCCTGGCTGTTCTCTCCGTATTTCTTCGACGCTGCTCCAATCTCCTTGACTGCCGCCTTGTAAGCCGCGGAAAGAGACTTCTCCTTTTGTTCTGCCTTTTCTTTTTCCGCAGTAACCTTTTTAATGTTCTCTGCCTCTTCAGCCTGCTTTTTCTTGCTTTGCTCTATAACCGTATTCAGAGCTTTAATCTCTCTTTCGTACAGCCCGCACTGCTTTTGTGCATGTTCTATCTGTAAGGTAAGTTCTTTTGCCCGTGCCTGCGCCTGCTGAAATGCATTACCTGTCTCCTGGGACTGGGATTCCAGTTTGTTCAACTCGGATTCTGCCAAAGCACCTTTACGTTCCAGATCATCCAATGCCTTTACAGCACTTTTGACGTTGCTCTCCAGGCTCTCTGTATCCAGTTCTATATATCCCTTAGCCACTCCATAGTCTTCCATGTCTTACACCCCCAGGCCTTTGAAATATTCTGCCATACTGCTTACTTTCTTCCTTTTCTTTTCATATCGCGGCTCGTCGCCTTTCAGGACACGTTTTACGATATAATCACATGCTTCATCAAAGCAAAATGCCGTATATTCATCATCTATACCTATTACCTCGCTTGGCGTCCTTCCTTGTGCTTTTGCCAGGTTTAATATTCTGTTCAGGCCCCTGCTTCTCACGAAACCCATTCAACATCTGTACCCCCTTCTGTGTATACAGATAGATATGTATCAGCTGATCATCCGTCAATTCAATTCCTGCCGCTTCCAGTTCTTCAAAGGAAGGTTCCACAAGCGCTGCTTTTGCCAAAAAGAACGCGGCCTCTCCCATTTCTTTAAATGAGGCTCCATCTTTTCCGGGATTCATTCCGTCTGAAAACAGTTTCGCCGCAGCCCCTAAAAGCTGGTTTGGAATCTGCCCCTCTTTTGCCAGTCTTATAAGGGAAGGTCTCCTCAATTTTACGATAAAAGGCTCCCCCGGAATAAATCCCGGAAGAGCCACCTCATTCACCCCTGCATTTTTTATATTTTCGATATTCGTTACCATAGGTTGTCTCCTTTTATTCTGTCTTTGATGTCACAGTGCCAATTCCTGCTGCCCTTGCCTTTCCGTCAGACGTGGTTTCCACAATTAGAATCTTATGCCCTGTTGTAGCGGTAATTTCTGCCGTACCATCCCAATCCGTATATCCTGATGAACAGTCCTGATTATATGCCGGGAGATTAACGCTTGCGCCCGTCTTATACTTGTACGAATTTCCGCCTGCCTTTGCAGGCTTCACAGTTACTTTTGTTTTCCCTGTAGTTGTTCCTGCTGCTGTAGTTATTGTAAGTTCACCTAATGTTGGTACCATCTCGGCAGCATCCTCTACTTCTGGCAGTTCATCCACATATTCAATTTCATATGGGGCCTCCCCCTGTTTTGGAAGGGATAAAAGTACATACTGAGCAGAGCGCCACTCGTCGTCCTTAGCGTTGTATGCAAACGGCTGTCCTGTGCAGTGCTTATACGTTGTCTTTTCATACTTGACAATCTCTCCACTGCTGTCCATAACCGCCGAATATACATCCACCGTATATTTTGTCTGTGCCGTTTCTTCTTCCCCGACAACCGGAGGTGTATATTTTACAATCTTTCCTGCCTCATCGCGGAGAATGGTACCGCCCTGCACTGCTTTCGCTAAATCAAGGACAGTCATGTTATCTGTCAGCGTAATCTGGATGCCTGTCAGTGTCTGCTTTTCTTTCTTCTGCGCTTTCAGTACCCCTTTAATCAATAGTTTATTTGCGTCTGTAGTTTCCGTCTGTACTTCTGTCGCCACCTCGGTATTAGTAGTAATACCGATAGCGTCTTCTGAACCGTCTTCCGGAGTTAATACAATCAAAGAAGCATCAATCGTTGCCACTTCATCAGGTTTTCTAATTTTTCCCATGTTTCTTTTCTTCCTTTCTTAAATTCTGTTTACTTTGCTTATCCGGGAATTCCGGTATATCAAACTTGTCATATAGGCTCTCTTTTCACTGTCCGGGTAATGGGGCTGTTCATCTTCTACGAGACGCAACGCAGGATACAGCCTGTTCATGGATATTTTTACATTGCCAATGTAATCCGAGAACTCACTGTACCGGTTCATCGGATAGTACAGCAGCAGCTCATACTCCGGTACCTCTATACTCTGCCTGCGGGTCACGCCATTATCCCGTAGTACGATATACGGCTCCGTACATTCTCCTTCATGCTGTCCCAGGGAATAAACTGAAAATCCATCCCCTGACAAATGTTTGTGTATATCTTTCCACTTCATTTTCTGTTCACCGCCTTTATTGCCCCGGCAATAATCTCCGGTCCTTTCCTTCGGAGTGTGGGATAAATAATGGCATACCGTTTTTCATGTGCAAACTCAAGATATACTCCATAATCAACGCCATGCGCCAGATATATACGTATACCACTGTCCGTACGTACACAGTAGCCCTTAATCCTCTCCCGCGCATCATGTGTATGGTCTCGCCACGGTCGATTTTTTTGTGCTTCCCCTTGCAATAAAGCCGCAGATGTTTTTCCGTATTTTATCAGTTTCTCTTCCATTCTGGTCGGTATACACTCCAGATTCTCTTTCATTTCAGTCAAATCCAGCATTATATCACCTCCAGGGAAATATCCATAAATAGCCCTAAATTCCCCAAATCATCCAGTCCGGTCACGCGAAAACGGCGCCCTGCAATCTCCAGAATATCCTGCTTTTCTATATCTGCGGTATACGCCATTAAAAACATAGGCTGTTTTGCGGTATATATCTTTCCGGCTTCTACGATACTTACTCCTAAATAACCATTAGCCTCATGGAACAGTCCCCGAAAATCCCCTATAATCTGTGTGCCGACAGGCTCATGGAACTCATTTTCTACCTCTCGGTATATAGTAGCCTGCTGCCCGCGCGACTCAATCAGGCGTGATAAAGCATACGTCTGATGAACAAATCCCATATTCTCACCCGCCTTTCGCTGTCGTCGTACAGTTCGGACGGTACATGGCTGCAAGACGCAGCCAGTACGCCGAAGAGTCTGCTATAGAAAGCCCGGAGACACTCAAAGAGCACTCTTCCGCCTTAATGATTAAACAATTATAGGTCGCTAACTCTATATCTCCGCCAGCTCTGTCCAGCTGGCTTTGCAGCTCTTCATCTTCGAAAAACGGCACCTGCGTTTCCCGGAGATTTATTTTTAACTGTTTTAGTTGTTCATTACTTCCTTCTTCCGCCATGCCGTTTTCCTCCTTATGCTTTGACTGTCAGCTCTGCCATGCCTGCTGCCACTGCTTTGTTTGAAGAATCAACCTCTACCACAACAATCTTCTGTCCTGTTGTAGCCGTAATCTCATCAGTACCGTTCCAAGCTGTATATCCTGATGTGCAAGTCTGCCCATACGTTGGCAGTGTCGGACTGGAAGCTACTTTATATTTGTAAGAGTTGCTCCCGTCTTTCTCTGGGCTTACCGTAATTTTTGTCTTTCCAGAATCCGTCCCCTCTTCACTTGTTACTGTCAAAGTTCCCAATGTCGGAGATACCGGGACGGAAACAGAACCAGAAGCAATCTTATGCTTCAGGGCAACAATCGGAATATTTTTCAGGTCCTTCTTCAAAGTCCAGTTCGTCGGGGTGGACAGGTTATTGTTGGACGCGTACTTCTTGCCGTTGTCCATCTTCGCCGAAGGATTCCAGGAAAGCCCCAACGGATGCATGACCAGAGCTCTCCTGTTAATCAGGATATTCTCTGCCTTCCGCTTATTCCTATCGGTTTCAGTCCCTACAAGTCCCTGTGGCATGCCATCATCCCTTGCAAAAACACCCTTGCCCATAAAATAAGTCATGTACGTCTTGCCGGAATTGTCATACGGCATACCGTCATCTACAACTACCTGATAGCCTAGATAGTAGTCAATCTTAATTTTCAGGTCAGAATCATATTCTGTCTCAATTTTCTGCTGCTTCTGAAGCTGCGTATAGGTAGCTGAATGCATGAACACCATGCCTAGTTTGTCATAGGCGTCGCCCATCAGCTGCTTTGCATCCAGCGTATTGTCTACACCAATCACGCTGTCCGTTCCAGAAGCCCCCGATACATCCAACACATGTGCTTTCAGCGCACCTGCTATCGGATCCAGGATTCCTTTCAGTGTGGCCAGCATGATTGCCTGTTCTCTCTCATTCCACCAGTCAGATACCAGGTTTGCGATTGCTCCGATAGGGTCTGTTCCGCCAAATACCTTTGACAAGTCTGTATCTCCCCATGCTTTCTGTCTCACAAGAAGAGTAGCCACCTCATTATCCGTGGTGATTTTGTCAACTCCGATTTCCTCTTCACCGAATACCTCATCCTCTCCAGAAAGCGGATTGTAATACGGCATGGTAATTAAATTACCTCCCTTTGGCGTCCCGTTAATAATCTGGGACACTGTCGGGTCAGATGTCACAATTCCGCTTTTTACTAACATAGATTTTTCCGTTGTTCTCTCCAGTGTGTACTCTGTAAACTTAGTAGGTACAATCTGAAGATCTGCAATAGTTGTTACTGCCATAATTTAATTCCTCCTATTCTGCTGCTTTTGCTTCTTCTTTTAATTTCTTTGCTCTGTCTGGATCAGTCATTTCCAGCTTCATTTGTTCTGTAAGATTCCAGCCTTTCTGGGAATAAGGGTTCTTCTCCAGAGGCGTCCGGTCTTTGTGTGTCCTGCCGAAATTTCCGGCTGAACCCGTACCGCCTGCCATCCCTTCTTCAAACTGTCCCGCATACTTCTCTTTTGTGGCCTTGATGAAGTTCTCAGAATCCTTTACGGCTCCCTTATCATCAAACTCCACAGTGTCTCCCAGCTTATACAGAAGATAATCTACATCCTTGCAGCCTTCCTGCTGTAATAGAGACCGCAGGGTAAACTCTTTTTTGTCTTTTTCCCTTCCGTCTTTTTCATTTTGCAGCTGGGTTTTTAAATCTTCGACGTCGATTTTTTCGAGTTCTGCAATTCGACCATCTTTTTTAATCACGTCGTCACGTAACGCCTTGATGGTCGCATCCTTTGTCTGAATCTGGGTTTGATATCCGGTAATATCGGTGCCGTACTGCACCATAATTTTTTCAACATTATCCTTATCAATTCCCAGACCTTCCAAAAATTTTCTGTCCATAGTGCCTCCATTCCGGTATACGCTTGTTGTCGAGGTCGCGTCCCCGTGTACCCGCGCCGATTACGCCCGCGCCCAGGCGAATTTGTGTATAAAAAGAACACCCATCAAAGACAGGTGTTCTAATTACCGTTATGTAGTTTTACATTTGGCTCATTTTCACATTGAGTATTTTCATTATCATTTCCGCCGCTTTTGTCGCCTGTTCGTTGTAGTCTTTAGCCAGCGGACTCTTAACCAAGTCCCCGTCCCGATAATGAATAAACGCATGTGACAGTTCCCAAGCCAGTTCATAACAAGCCTTTTCCACTGTTACGCCAGTGCGGATTCCAATATGATTATTTTTTAATACGCTATCCAATGTATTAAGTGGAAAGGAACTAACCTTAATTCCTTTATCCTCTGCCACTTGCAAAAGCACTTTTAAAATCCGTATCGGATTATCAATCTGTGGAAGTTCGTCTTTCTCCGGCTTTTTAATTGGAACAGGTTTTGTCTCCACCGTAACAGGCACTTTCTTTTCTTCCTCTGCCCGAAAGTAGTAGTCCACCAGATAATCGTATACTTCCCATGCCTTGTCAGTATTTAGTGACTTTGCATGAAGAAGTGCGCCTTTCTCTGTCCAGAGATAGAGCGTATGAGCAGATTTCAAACTGTCTTGACCGTCAAGACGGCTTTTAAACTCCCTCAATTCCTCGCCCTCTAACTTAATGTAATGTTTACCCTCCACATATTTCTTTTTATTATACTGGAAATTATAAGAAATAATTTTTCTAGTTGTACCGTACAATTTTGCAATCTGCGGAGTTGTCAAAACTCTCATATTTTCTTTTTCTAATACTTGTAATTCTTCAAACATTTACACATTCACTCCTCATTTTCAAAATCTTCGGGATGAAAATATCTGGCAAAAAAGTCTACACCATACCCTTGAGGAGATTTATCTTCTAACTCTGCTATTTCAGAAAATGTTTTCTTCAAAGTAGAAACCATGTCATCAAAACTAACAGCAAACCATTCACCAAATAAGTTACGGCTTTCATATTGTTTAAGAACCTTTTTCTTTACCTCATAAGGATTGTAGCAGTCTTCCGTTTCATACATCCTTGTGATTTTATACCCCATCTGGCTTTCGATAGTCTTTTTTCTTTGTTCTGGATTTCCGCCAACACCTATTTTTACGTCCCCTTCTGGATTTTCTATGGTATACACTTTTCTATATTTGTGCATATTTTCACCTCTTTTCTTATTTGCAAGGAGCTTCCAACTATGATAGTATATTTCATAGAGGAAGTTCCTCGGTTGGAGTAACCTGTTCACTTTGGTCGGTGCGGTTACTCCTATTCTTTTTTCAAAACCTTTTCGATTCCCATTCTTACTACTTCGGTACGACTAACTTGATGTTCCTTACAGTACTTTACTAACATGGCATTTGTTTCTTCATCAATCCTAGCCTTTACCTCTATTGTTTTTGGTTTATCTACTTTTGGTCTTCCTGTACGTGGACTCATCTCCTCACCTCACTTTTTTTGTGCCACAATTAAAGTATAATTATTGAGCCACAAAAAGTCAAGAGGTAATTTCAAAAAGGACAAGTGAATTTTTACCCTAGTTTACAACTGGGTGAGAAATCTTCACCTGGTTTAACAACCAAGTAGAATTTTTCTACCCAGTTACGCCGCAATCTGCAACATGGTGTTGTTCTGCTGTATAAATTCCTTTATCTGGTCGTACCCCCAGCCACAGTCTACAAGTCCGCTGACAAGACACTCCATAGACTGTATAGCTTTCAACTCCTCTGCTGATAGATAATCACGCAGATTGTCCTTTTTACTGATTCCTAATTCTTCGCGCAACTGTTTTGCGTTCTTCCCAAACAGCACCTTATAAATACAATTTGTATATGTAGAATAGGCATGACCGTGCATACGCTCATTTTCAGCAGACTGTTGCAACGCCTTTGTGAGTGACTGCCTGACTGCAATTCCTTTTTCCCTCTCAATCAGTTTGCCCTGTAACGCTTTCTCCATTGCATTAAACTGTTTGATATAGGCTTCTTTAAATTTTATGGCTTTGGGGTCGGTAAATCCCATAACAAGCATTGTAAAGCCGTCTTTATCCATAAGTTCACATGGTTGCTTTTTCCCTCGAGAATCAATATATGTTGACGGTGAAAAATGTTCACCGCGAAATTCATCGCTACACTTCAGTTCTCGTATTGTTCTAAGCACAGCTTTGTGTTCTCTTATATACTCTCTTTGATTTTCTTCATCAAAATAAGTAAACGTTTCTGCCACATCCAAACTACTTACTACTGTCATTTCCATTTTACTGATTCTTTTAATTTCTACTAACATATTTCCAATCCTTTCTGTTGAATTTTAAGTATCAAAATAGGACGCAGCATTTCGCTACGCCCTACGGCTTTTGGGGAGGTCAGGAGCATACCCTGACAGGACTTCTCCCCGATATTCAATTAACTTCATGTGTTCTCCTTAAAAATAAGCATAAGAAAACCACTGCCCTCATTCCGAACAGTGGCTACCCTGCTATCCTTGATATAATTGCCTGCTGTAAAACCGTCAGTCCAAAAAGCCCCGCCTGTTTTGCCAAAGCCTTTATCTTCTCCGTCGCAGACATGTTTTCTTCTATTTCCGCCTGCTTCTCTACATACTCAACACCTCTGCGCGTCATAAAAAGATTGTCCTTTCTGAGCGCCCGTATTTTCTTAATAGACATTGTATCAGGCGGCGTCCAGATAACTCCTTGTATATACCCTTCATTTTGCAGCTTCATTAACGCCACAGTAAACACCTGACTATCCATTTCCAATAATCGGTATGTAATCTTTTCCATATCGGGAATATCTTTTTGATATTCCGCATAGATAGCAAACAAGACCTGGTGCTTTGTATCTGTTGTCATATCTATTCCTCCCAAATAAAAAAAATACCAGCCCCAAAAGGCTGATAATAACAAAAACGAAAGGTATTTGGCGGGTGTGCCCTTTCCCGCATTTCTTTTGACCCAAAGGGTGCGTAGCAGCACAATCTCTACTTCAAATACCTTACCGTTCATTGTACCTAAACTATAGAGCAATTTCATAAATCAGTAAAAAGAAGTCCTCGGCTGGAGCGTCACTCCCGGCATCTCTTTTGCCCATTGCCAAGGGCATGTGGCGTATGACGACGCACTTTTCACCTCGAAGACTTCTTCTATAACTCCATATCATCAATACCACATTAACAATTTGCTGTCTGGCAAAGGTTCATCAGTACCAATAAATTCCAACAGCGCGCTTTGTGCGTGTCTTATATGATTTTGACACCATTCATAATCTTTCGGAAGAGCATACTCATCTACTTCCTTTGTATCGAGATTGATTTTTAAATGGCCATATTCTTTGCTATCCTCTGGCCGAATATCACATTCAATAAAACGGCTATTCTTTTCGATATTTTTTAATTTTATCATAGATTCCTTTTATGTTTCCTATGCAATTTTATCAACGTCGAAGTCCAATCCTAATTCTTTAAGGTCTGCATCCCTTGCGTCCAACTCGCTTTTCAATATATCCAGCATTTCATAATAAGCAAGACGCCTGCCCTGATTAAACAAATCATTTCTGTCCCTATCGCTTTCTTCTACTGCCTCATTTGCATTTTCAACTAACCTAGCAATGATATACTTCAACGATTCTTCGCTTAATTTACTCATCATAATCACCTCGGCTTTTCAACTCGTCTATTCGCTCTTGAATAGACTGCTTAAAATTACGGATTTCTTTGTTCCAATGCCGTTTTAGCCCTTCTTGATACCGTATGTCATAGCTGTCCCACTCTGGGTAAAACTCACTAGGATTAGATATTTTAGCCTCGTGTTCACCAATCCGAAACTGATACTTTCTTATCGCACGTTTCAGCGATACAGATTCTTGATTCTTGATATCTTTTTCTGCAAAAAACTGCAAATCCATCTTTAGTATATTCCCTTTTTCTTTAATTATAACAGAATCAGTATGCTTTTCAACCAGTTTTTTATTTTTGATTGGGCGTGTATGTCTCCCTAACCATCTATCCAATTCAGGATTTCTCTTACCTGCTGCCCAGTCCGACAACTCTTCTCCAATCTCGTCCATGCTCTTTGGTATCACTGCGGTAATAATGCACATCCCGTTCGGGTGGTCTAAAGGAACGCGGTTTTTCGGGAACATTTTTCCATCCCTTTCCCTGCACAATTCGCAGGTCTTCCCGGCGTTGGAAGAGTGCCATTGATATTTTTCAATGAATGGGTTGTTTCTAGTAGAACGCTGGAAAGACAGCTGATATGCATGTGTCACGGAAGTACGCGCCAGCCTTTGCGCATTATAATCAACTACTCTGTTGCAGTTTGGATAGACCTTCCGCCATTCCCACGGTTTCTTTGCTTGCGGATCCACATACATCTCCAAGTCCTTCGCCAAGTCATAAGCCGATTTCTGTTCAATAATGCCTCGGTTGATAATATAGCCAATATCCCTATCGAATTTTCCCTTATAATTCCACAGCCTTTCTGACAACCCGGTAAAGTCCTTATATATTCCCCCATTCATCAGTTCGTCAACGCAGGTCTGTGGGATGGAAGAAAAGGCATCCCGAAAACGTTCCGATACCCCCGGCATAATACCGCCCCAAAATTGCTCTTCTGCCCTAGATACTGCTACCGCTGTATCAAATATCCCTGCACCTACAATTCCCTGCAAGTCTGCATATATCTGTTTACTCTGACCTTTCAATGATTTTGCATAGTCCTTTAGCCAGCGATAAGTCAGAGTCTTTTCGCTCTTCCGGGCAATCTCTTTTCCTAAATCTTTTGCAATATCTCTGTACAGCTTCGCAATCTGCTGTTGTTGCTTTTTAGTAATCTGAATCCTTTTCTTTTGTGCTTCCGCTATCAGTTCTCTGTACTGTTTAATGTGTCCATACGGCACTATTCATCACCGCCCGAATCTGGTGGGAATTCCGCCGCGAAGCTGTCCTCTAACATCTGTTTCTCTTTTGCAATCTGCTCAATCTCTGCTTCCGCTTCATCCTCCGGCATGCCGTTGTGGTCGACTCCTCCCCACTTCATCAGATAAGACTTAATGGATCTAGCCACACCTACTTCCTGCAAATCCAGTGTCCGTTCCTCTGCCTCATCTTCTGGAAGTGGATACCGCGCTTCCACGGTTATGATATGCTCTGCAGGACTGAAATCTCCATAAATCCCTTTCAGCTGCGGAAAAACATCGGCGGCATGCAAAATCAATTCTGCCATCCATTCCAGGGCTGGTTCCCAAGCATTCCATTTTGCTTCACACCGACAGATTAATGGCCAGTATAACATTTTCAATCCCTTTCCGGATGTCATCAGCCCCTGCGTCTTCTCTAATGACAAATCTGGAATTGCCAGACTATCATGCATATTTTCGCTGATATTACCCAGCGTATCTGCATATGTGTCCTTGTAACTGAATGAATTTTCTACAGTCCCTACATTTGGTACTGCACCACCCAGAACCGGATCGCCCTGTAAATCCCAGACAGTACCTGGAGCAAATTTCAGCTTATCGAATACCTTCGGAGACGCCCCAGCAATCCATGTAATCTGGTTCATAGTCTTGCGGATGGTATCCAGATTGGCAGACCGCATTTTGTTGTACCAGGAATCCTCATCTTCAATAGTCTCAACATCCGATTCTCCCTCCGTGCAGCCCGACAGCCCGTCGTTGATAATGACATAACAGGGAATCCGGTCTAGTCCCGTAGGCTCTATTTTTTCAGTGTCCGGGAACATATCCCCATAACCATCAAACAATGCCTCGGAAACGTAGCATTTCCCGTTTTCTATCCAGTAAATCTGCCTCCACCAACGCTGCTCTGTCTTCTCCTCACAATCTTCCATACAATAGAACAATACAACCTTTGTCAGCGTATCTACATCATCAGGTGCCGTCTCATAGACAAATCCGTCAGCCGGCACAAACATAATCCCTATCTTGTCCTTTTGTACGCTGACCTTCAGCAGTATCCTGCTGCCAATGAAACAATCCTTTGCACCTTTTAACATCTTATCTGCCCACTTGTTCTTTTTCAGAACTTTATTTAGGTATTCTTGCATAGCAGACTCATTTGGTTTGATATTCCCTTCATCTTTCTTTTCATCCGGACAGGATATCGTTATATCTGGGACTTTTCCCATCATAAACTCCGCCTGCTTTGAAATCAGACGCTTTATCTTTTTTGATTTCAGTTTTGTCTGCTGAAAATCCTCATCTGTTTGTTCCGTATCAAAATCCGCACCCCCATCATACACATGGTACCAGTGCCCTATCCGGCGCACCATATCCGTCACATCCGGCCCATAGGGACCAGACAGCTCCTGGACAATAAATAGAGGCAGTTCCCTCAATGCTGCCATCTTATCACCTCTCTCCGTAAATTTTATCTGAATAGACGCCATATCTCATAGCGTCCATAACGTCATCCATCTCTTTTTCCGGTTCGTCCGCATTCTCTTTCCATGCATATACACCGATTTCTTTCTTAAATCGTGACACGTTTTCCACTACAATAAACAGTTTCCGCTGTTTGAACAGGGACGCTACGTGTCCAATTCCTGCCACCACATCTTTGACAGCATTCATTGCACGCAGTCCTGCAATCTGCATTTCACGTATCCTGTCCGGTCTCGCAGAGTCGCAATAAAAAAGGATGTCGCCATGCTCGGCAACAATCCCTTTCCCAATCTTTATCCAGTCATCCATGCTCCTGTGCTTCGCGGACCATTCCCGAAGCAGATAGATATTCCCGTCTATACCTACTCCGAACAAAGTAAATACCCCATAGTGTTCCCAGCCGAAGTCAACACCTACAAAATGCCTTACCATTGGCGGCAGCTCATCTGTATGGATAAAGTGTACATTTTCATTAAAGTCGGGATACACAATCCCGCTGGCAGACACCCACGCCCCGTTTATGTCACGGTCTGTGAACATACCAGACGGAGTGGATTCTATGATACTCTGCTTATACCTGTCAGGTAAAAAGGTGTTGTCTGTCAACTTCCAATGAAATTCTGCAATGGTTTTTCCGTCTGCCTTATTGATATAGTCTTGCTTCAACCAGTGCAAAGGGTTATCCGGATTCGTGTCTATCAAAATCCTTGCCCCATCACCGGAGCACCTCGACTTAATTTCATTGAATACTTCCTGATTGGATACTGTCGCTTCGTTGATGTAGGCTCCGTACGCCGTCATGCCTCGTATTCTGCCCAGGTCATTGATTTTACTGTGTCCGAAGCAACATACTTGTACTCCGAACAGTTTAAATCGGTTGAATTTATCAAAATGATACTCCAACCCGTACTTATTCGTCAGCTCATTCAGTATATTCCTGTGAACAGCCCCCAAGTCCGAACCAGCGAGGATATACTGTGGAAGCGCCACACCTGTCCTGTCAGCAATCCGCCGTACCCGGCGCAATTCATAGAGAAATAAGTCATTATCGACAACAGTTTTTCCGGAACGCTTCGCACCGTGGTTTATCAGCATGAAGTAATCGGTATTCATGGCGAATCGCATGACTTCCTGCTGCTTTGGACTGTATAGATTATTTAGGCTCATCTTTCATAGCCTCCTCCAGTTTATCCAGATAGGACGCAATCTGCACTTCTGTACTGTCCACATCGTCCTGTTTTTTGACAGCTTCTTTTCTCGCCTGCTTTAGCTCTGTATCCGCTTCCTTATTGCGGATATCTTCATGCGGCTTGTCGCTCTGCCCAGCGTACTGCGCAACAAAATAAGCTGCTTTTGTGTTGCCTTTCATAGCTTCCTTAATTTGCGCCATCAAAAGAGCCGATTCCAGAGTACACTCTACACCAAGTGCCTCCAGAACCGGCTTCCATTCCTTGCTGTCTATTTCCGCAGTCAGCAGCATGTTCAACGTCTTCCGAAAATCCGCTTTACGGCGTCTTGTCTCGCCGCTTGCTTTACCGCCATTTGAAGCAATAATCCGTAGTTCCTCCGTTGTTCGTTTGTCAAATCCCTTGTCTTTTATGTTTTCATAACCTGCCACGTCACCACCTTCAATTCACACTCTCTGTTAATAATACCCACGTCATTTCTAATAGTTCTTTATGATTAATTCCCTGTAACGACGTGGGTTAGTTTTCGTTACAAGGTTGTCCTGCCGTTCTACTTCAATTATGCTGTATCCTGCATACAGATTCCGTATTTCTTCGCAGTCATTATAAGACAAGATAAATTTCCCTTTTATCTTTTTCAAGATATTCCGTAGCCGTTCATGGTCTTCCGGCTGGAATCGGTCGGGATAATATTTTTCTGCATCGTAATACGGCGGGTCACAATAAAACAATGCCGATTCCCTGTCATATGTCTTAATTAATTGACCGAAATCGACATTCTCAATCACTACTCTGTTTAATCGTTTTGACACTTCTTGCAGATAGGCGATTGTTTTCTGCATATCCCGCGACCGTACACCGAATGACCGCAGGTCTGCGCCAAAACTTAATTTGATTCTGCAATAAAATCTCGCAGCCTTTTGTATGTCTGTCATGCCTCGAGTGTTACTTTGAGACACACAGTCAAAGAACTGCTCTCTGGATATTAAAATCCAGTTCAGTTCATTTTGCAAGGCGTCCGGATGGTACTTTACACAACGGAACAAATTCACCAATTCCCCGTTCACGTCATTGTACACTTCCATGCTCGCATGCTTTTCCTTATCAAACAACACCCAGCCGGCACCGCCAAACACTTCAACATATCTGTCAAAGTTATCTGGGAACTGTTCGATGATTTTCTTTTTCAGCAGCTTCTTGCCGCCAATCCAACTTATAAAACTGTTCATTTTATCAACCCTCTCTCTTAATACATTCGTGGGTATTATTTCAAGAGGTGAAGTATGCTCCACACAAAAACGCCCCACTATTGCAGGACGTTTAAGGGAAAATACTTATAAGGAGTTTGGAGAAATGTACTTTACACTTCTTTCAGCATATACTATAGCATTTTAAAAAGTAACATGTGTAACAATCGTAACAAACATTAAATTTCTTTCATAAATCTTTGAAATTCCATCTTTACGCTTGCTGCCGTGCATTTTCTCCCCATTAGCGTCGCTGTTTCTTCCCACGACAGTCTATGAAAAAATTTATACTTGATAATCCGCTTCATACGGAAAGGTATGTTCTCCATCCACTCTTCAACACCGATTTTCAATTCTTCCGCCCGCCTTTTCTGTACCTCAAGGATATGTTCCTCGCTTTGAATCAGTTCCTTTTCGGCATATGTTTCCGTCGTCCCAGCAATACTAAAACTTCGGGGTTCATAGGGGAAGTCTGGATTACTCCCCCTCACTTTGTCTATTACTTTTCTTCGCTTCTTTTTCAGCCGTTTTATTTCTGCCTCGGTTTCTTTGATAAACTCACAGGCGTCTATGTAGTCCTCAAGTATGCTCTTGTCCATCCGCAACACTCCCCATCTTGCACTTCTCTGACAGGTACTCCTCAACCGTCTTGTGCTCTATCTGCGCCGCTTGTGCCTGTATCATTATTGTCACCGCCATTTTATCGTGATGCTCCTTGCCGTCTTGATGCGCTTCTTTTCTAGTTCTCAATCACAGTCCTCCTAACATCCTTGTATATACACGCCTTCAAAAGCTCCTGTATTTTCTTGGTCTTCTGATACTTCAAACGCGTTTGCTATTCCAATCCCGTCACTGAACGGATTATCATCACAGTGATAAAAATACACTGATTTACTTTTATCTTTTACATTCTTCAAAAATTCTTCCAGTTCTTTTACTGTCATGTTAGTCCTCCGTCATTTTCTCCATCATTTTCTTTAATGCCACATTTTTTAAGTGACTGCTTGCCTGTGAAACAATGCGGTCTGTAATCCGATCTTTATCCTTGTAAATTACCTGCCGCACGCATTCCGCTGTAACTCTATTTACATTATTTCTGTCCGATGAGTAATCCCTGTAATATTGCTGTGCTATTACATCTAACAGTCTATCCTTTATCTCTTCCTCTGGAATTTCAATTGTGATTTTCATTGTCCGTCCTCCCAAAAACCCATATATTCCATTACGTTTACACCTGTCTCCTTCTCCAGTTCATCATTCAGCAGCTTGAAATCATATTCATCATCTTCTGATACGTACTTCATCTGTTGTTTTACAAAATCTAAAAATCTCTTTATCCTTTTCGCTCTGTATTTTTCCTGCCTGTACAGGTAATCTACAGAAATGATACAGTATATCAAAAATACCCGCAGATTCTCTTCCTGCTCTCTTTTCTTGTATTCTGGGCTTTTCATAATTTCATCAATCTTCTTTTTCAGCTTCGCCCTTTTTAATTCTTTTTCTGCCCAGCCCATTTTCGCTCTCCCTTCGTTTGTTATTATATTTCGTTTTCCTAGCACCACATTAAATTTCATTCACAGCCAAATAGCACATAATTCCACAATCTTGCATTATTTCTTCATCTATTTTCCCCCTATTAGGGTCTAACTCATCCAGATATATGCCTTTTATACACGAATGCCCTATTTCTCTTTCCAATTTCGACATTCTATAAAACACTTCCGGGAAGTCTTTTCTGATTTTGTTCCAGTAACCCATGCCACCCTTTACACAGCCTATGCAGTTATTATTTTGATAACCCATATCGTACATGGCAGGTCTTTTAATTCCTAATCTTTCCAGAATCGCATGCGCGTCCTGCTTTGTCAAAGCATTTTCAATAAGTGGATATTCATGCTCAAATTCCGGCATTGATTCATTCAATCTTTCTGCACGCCTTTTTTCGTCCATGTCAAATCCCCAAACATAAGTAATATCGTAATCTTTATGTAAATCTTCCCATTCCTTTCTTACCCTCTTTTTAAGAATTTGCGTACACTTTGCCCCATACGCTCCATTTATGTATCGAAACTGCTTTATTACATTTTCAACGCTCCCATATGGAGATTTTAAAATTTGTACTGGTTTATTCAAAATTTTCTCACAATCCTTAATAAATCTCATACTATCTAAATGTTGATTTTCTATGTCTATATAGATATATTCATCTACATTTTGTGCCAAATACCCAGCTATGAAAGAAGATACGCCAGCAGATAACCAGCAAATTTTTATTTTTAATTTTTTCATCTTCTCTCTCCCTCCTTTTGTTCTGCTCAATTTACAATCTCTCGTTTAAGTTCGATGATCCGCACCGAGTTTACACACATCATTAACTCGTACATACCGTAAAACTCAGCATCAATATCATTCCCGAAGTCATCATAAAATTTTACGTGCATTCCACCACCATCGAACGAAAAACCTTTTTCATTTTCTTCTGCCCATTCTCTAACCGTATCTTCCAGGGATTCAAGAACTGAACTCAAGCCATATGTATACGGTCCATCCGTTTTTACTGTATCGTAGACATAACGCTTATACTCATCGTCCAACACAAAAAGAATCTCATATGTGTACTCATATTTGACATTGCTGCAGGTGTCAAGACAGTTATCCTTTACCGTTTCCTTGTCTGAACCATGCCCTACTACTCTGCGCATCATATAATGTTCTTCACAACTCCGTTCTTTTCCTGTCTCCCAGTTAATAAGCTGTCTATGTTTTGTACGTGTAATGCCCAGTTCTCGTAATGTATCAAACAATTCCGTAGTCCCGTTTTCGCTGTCAGCCGTAAAGAAAGACTTCACTTCGCCATCTTCGTACACCCTGCCTACGCAGTCCCCAAACGAATGCCCATACCATTCACCTTTTGTTGTTATCGTACCTCGTTTTCTGAGAGGTATATCCTCCGGCAGCTTCTCTATTAATTCTACTTCATAAGTTTTCTCCATCTCCATTTTCCTCCGTTTGTTTTGATTTATACCCAGTTCCCCACACGTTATCTATACAGGCCGTATGGAAAAGCACATCCGTTTTTCTCTTTGTTCTTACATACTCCACTTTGCTCAAATCTTCGTTTTCCTTGATCACTTCTCTGCATCCCGGACATATCACCGGACTCCACTGCCGGTGTATAATCTTTTTTGGCTTCATCGGTCAACACGATTCCCCTCCTTTATTGCTTTAATCCTTGCTTTCAGGCTCTTCATCACCCAGTTTTGTACATCGTCTTTTTTCTCCAAAGCCTGCATCACATCCTCATCTCTTGTATCCATGCACACAAGATGGTGTATGATTACCCTTTCTTTCTGCCCCTGCCTGTGCAGCCTCTTATTGGCCTGTGTATACAGCTCATAACCCCACGTAAGTCCGAACCAGATTACATGGTTTCCGCCCTCCTGCAGGTTCAGGCCGTATGCGCTGCTGGCAGGATGGGTAAGCAGCACATCAATCCGGCCTGCGTTCCAGTCATCTTCATCCTGTGTTGTCTTCAATTCCCGGATTCGCAGTTTAGTCCCCTCCAGCGCTTTCCATATCCTGTCTTTATCATGCTGGAAATTGTAAAACACTAATGCCGGCTTCCCCTGCAGCGATTCTATCAGCTCCATAAATGCCTCTATTTTGCATTTATGCACCTCATGGTAGTTTCCTTCTTCATCATAAATCGCGCCGTTTCCCAGCTGAAGCAGCTTATTGCTCAGAGCCGCTGCGCTTGCAACACTTATCTCTTCCGCGTCTCCGGGCAGTTCCAGAACCATCCTTCGCTCAAGTTCAGCGTATGCCCTCCGCCCCTTATCATCCAGGACAACCGGTACTTCGTGGATGACTATCTCCGGTAACTGCAGGTAATCCTCTGCTTTCATGGAAATACAGATGTCTGATATTTGCCCCAGTATGGTTTCTTCCGTTCCGGGCTTTGCCTCGTAGCTGTATACCATACCGTCTGCCCCGCGTTTGTCCGGCTGGAAATATCTTTCCCGAAACTGCGTATACCTCCTTCCCAGGCGTTCCCCGTTGTCGAGAAGAAAAATCTGTGCCCATAAATCTTCCAGGCCGTTAGGCGATGGCGTCCCGGTAAGCTCAACCATCCGTTTTATGTGAGGCCCTACGCTGGCCAGAGCCTTGAAACGTTTTGCGCGGTGGCTTTTAAAACTGCTGCTTTCATCCACAACGACCATGTCAAATGGCCAGCTGTTCCGGTAATAGTCTACCAGCCATGTCACATTTTCCCGGTTGGTGATGTAAATGTCCGCAGGCGCGTTCAGCGCCCGTATCCGTTTTGTCTGACTGCCAAGTACCTGGGACACCCGTAACATTTTCGTATGGGTCCATTTATCCTTTTCCCTTGTCCACGTTCCCTCCGCCACTTTTTTCGGCGCTATCACCAGTACCTTCCGTACCTCAAAACGGTTATATTTCAATTCTTTTACAGCGGTCAGCGTTGTAACCGTTTTGCCAAGCCCCATATCGAGAAACAGCCCTATTTTAGGAATATCCAGGATTTTTTGTATGCAGTACGCCTGATAAGCATGTGGCTTAAATTCCATCTTTTCCACACCTTTCAAGAAATTTCTCCACTCCCTCTCTCCCGTACAGGACTCTTACCTCCTGCCCCAATTCCTTTAGTCTGCCGATTTGTACTTTTTGCAGCTCTGTAAGTCTTCCCCTCTCGGATTTCAGCTCCGCAAATACCACGGGCATGCCCGGAAGGATCACGATCCGATCAGGTACTCCTGCATTTCCCGGGCTTACCCACTTATAAGCCCTGCCGCCGCGTTTTCTTACCTCCGACACAAGATACTTTTCGATTTCTTTTTCTCTCATTTACCGCACCTCCAAATACCAAAAGTGATTGCCTGTATCTCCGAGTTCATCAAACTGATGAAACGTTTTTACGTCTAACTTTTTTCTCGCTTGTTTTAGTTCCCCTCTTGAATATCCTGCCTTCTTTGCCGCCTGTCTGACCTCATCACATAAATGCAGCAGTCCGTCCGCAAGGTATTCCCTCAGCCAAGTCTTACAGTCCATCCCGCCTCTCCTTCCTGAAAACAAAAAGCCTTATCGCGTGTATATATACCTCTATTATGGCGTTTATGATGTACATATGGCGTATATATACGCTTTATTTATTATTTTTTCTTTTCTATATAAAGTTTGTTGACATTGTTGACATATATAAATAAATAGTTTATTTTCGGGCTTTATCCTGTCTACAATCCTGTTACAAACCTGTCAACTTGCCTACAAGGTGCATTTTTTTGCCGTTTGTTGACATTTTAGGGGGTTTTGTAGACATTTCCCATTTTGTAGACGCATTTTTCCCTATTTTGTTGACACTCTTTCAAACCCTCTTTGTGTTCCGTAGAACCCATACCTCTGTGAGGATTTATCCTGTTTCCACCCTTTTATATGGCGCAGGATATTATTGATTTCCATGCTGTCCTTCCGCCCCATATATTTTAAGTCGCTGCCAAAGCATTCCTGCCAGATTTCCGCCGCACAGACTCTTTCACGCTGTATAAGGCTTTCCCCTTCAGGCAGACGAAGATTCCCCTGTAAAAACTGTCTGCGCTGTACCAGGGTCATTGTTCCCCATCTCTCCGGCAGCTCCCTGTCTAAAAACTCCCGTATTACCCCTTCTTTCGCATAGCTTTCCCGGTGGCTTTCCTGCTGTTCTTCTGCCATTTTTTCAATTTCTGCTGATAAATACAACGGTTCTCCCAGCAGCCAATAACAGTATGCTTCTGCCCATATCTGATCCGCTTCTCCAGGCAGCTCCTGCCAGATTGATTTCTTCGCTTTACGCAGCCCTACATCCACCGGCCAGAATCTCCGGTTTCCTGTTGCATCCTTTAAAAATTCGCTGTCGTTGCTGGTTCCAAAAAATACACACCTCCGGGGATATTTATTTGTCTGTCTTCCGTATGCTGCTCTGTATATATCATGTGTCTTGCTTAAAAACTGTTTGACCGCGCTGGTTTCCTGCTTTGTCATAGCCGTCAGCTCCCCTACTTCATTGATCCAGGTTCCCTGTATCAGCTCTGCTGCTTCTTTCCCTTCAAATGTTGTCAGGGAATCGGAAAACCAGTTTCTGCCAAGTATGGATAGAAAAGTGCTCTTCCCAATCCCTTGCGGCCCTGTAAAAATAGGCATATAATCATACTTCACGCCTCCTACAATTGCGCGGGCCACCGCCGCGCACAAAGACTTCCTGATTACTGCCCGGGTATAGGGATTGTCCTCTGCACCTAAATAGTCCGTAAGAAGTGTATCCAGCCTCTTTTTTCCGTCCCATTTAAGCCCTGTCAGATATTCCCTCACCTCATTGATTTTATTCTGGCTGCTGACAATCAACAGCCCGTTGTCCAGCTTTTCCCTTCCGGTAAGGCCGTAAAACGTCTCCATATAGCGATAGTATCCAGCATAATCTACATCTGTCCATCTTCTCTTTTCTGTACGCCTGTCCCACGGTAAGCAACCCGTTACCATTCCGCAGCTGGCGAACTCGTCTGTTACAATTCTCCCCTTTAGCATCGGATCGTTTTCCAGCACCATAGTCATATTGCTGATTGTTTTTTCTATATGCCCGTTCCTGTCCCTGGTAAGGTTCAGTACCCAGTCTACGTCCGGTTCCTGTGTCTCTTTCATCCCAAACGCTTCTTTTGCCTGTTCAAATCTTTCCTTTACCATCAGGCCGGTTACATCTTTATCATTTTTTGCAAGCTGTGTCATAGCCGCATAGGAAGGCAGCTTTATACTGGGTGTTCCCTCCTTTGCTTCCCTGTCTTTGTCCCCATACATGTGAAGCCTTACCATGTCAAACGCATTTACAAGCTGTCCGGAGCATGGATCTGTGGCATGATGGGAATATAAAAACATATCTCCGTCATATACGACTGCTCCGCCTGTTGTAGAGCCTCCTGTGTAGGTATATCTCCCCGGGATTCCTGTTTCTTCATACATGCCCGGAATAAAATGCTCCATTGCCTGTGTAATAGTGTATGTACGGCAGAAAGCCCCTACAATTCCTCTTTTTTCCGTCGGGTTTTCCTGGCGCGCCAGACGGCGCTTTTCTGTAGCTTCGCTTCCGGGAACCTGTGGCCATTCTGCTATGTCGTGCCAGTCTCCATACATATTAAGCAGCCCTTTGAGACTGCAGAAAGGTCCGTCATACACCTCATATATATATTCCCCGTCACTGCAGCAGCTCGGCCAATACATCAGCCGGCTGGGATCGAAGGTTGTCGGATCGCAGAATTCTATCCCTATCAGAGAGGCTGCCTTCCTCGCAGCAGGTTCATACTCCTCTGCCTCTGCGGTTATGTCCAGAGGGATAATAACCCGTAATCTTGGCGCATATCCTGTGTGCTTCCTCGTACTGTATACTATAGCCGCACATTTTAGTCCGGAAACCCTTTTTAAAATTTCATCCGTTCCCCCTGGCGGAATCTGATCCATATCAAGGGTCAACAGATCCCTTCCCTCTACGTAAAAGCTCTTCCTGCGTTCATGTGCAAACGTACCCCCGACAAAGCCCCCAACATCTTTTAATTCGGATTGCTGCTGTTTAGGCAAGGCAAGATATTCTTCCAGGCTTTCCCTACTCCGGACAGGTGTTTTCAGGCGTTCCACAAATTCTGTCCACATAATTTCACTTTTGGGCCAGTACGTGGATTTTCTTGTCCCCGCCGTACTAATCCAGAGTTTTCTGTTGAATTTCATTCCCTTCCTCCTAGTCTTTCTTGTAATAGCTCCCCTCAAAACCCGCACCCTTCAGGTTCAGTCCCGGCGCCCAGGGGATAGGTTCCGCCATTAAAGCGCAAATCTGCTCCACTGTAGCTTCTATCGGCGCATCAATAACTACTTCATCATGCACATGGAATACCACCTGCAGGCCAAGCTGTTCGATCCGTTTCAATGTTTCCGCCAGACAGTCCCTCGCAATAGCCTGTACGATATTTTCCGTCATCTTTCCTCCGTAAGTGGAATCTACCTCCCACTTCTTTGTCTGCTGTCCTATGGCATAATAATGAATAGCCGCCCTGCCAAACCGGTTTTCCTGTAAAAATGGCTTTGGGTAAAACAGTTTCCTTCCACTTGGCAGCTGTACTGTCAGAAACGACTGCCCGTATACCAGGTCTCCTTCCAGACGGAAAATAAGCCCCGGGACAGCGTGCTCCCGTGCGGTCATCACCGTCTCTAGAGAAGCCTGTTCTACGGCATACCACAAATCCCTGATGCGCGGGTTTGCCTCTCTCCATCTTGTCACAATGTCCGGAAGTTCTTCTTCTGTCAGTCCCATTTTTAAGGCCCCCATTGAGATAAGTGCGGACGTTCCTCCCTGATAGCCCAGTGCAAGGGTGGCCACTTTCCCTTTTTGCCGCAGGCTGTATTCCGGATTTCCTTTTACAATTCTTTCTATCGGCACATGGAACATCTGGGAAGCAGTCGCCTCATAAATCCTGCCATGTGTGGCAAACACTTCATTTACCCACTGTTCCCCTGCCAGCCAGGCGATTACTCTTGCTTCAATCGCCGAAAAATCAGCGACAACAAATTTATGCCCGTCTGATGGAATAAATGCCGTCCGTATAAGTTGTGACAAAGTATCCGGCACATTTCCATACAGCATCTGTACGCCTTCATAATTGCGCGCCTTCACAAGGTTTCTGGCAACATCCAATGTCGTAAGATAATTACGCGGAAGATTCTGTACCTGCACAAGCCTTCCTGCCCATCTCCCTGTCCTGTTGGCTCCGTAATACTGTGATAATCCCCGGATACGGCCATCATCCCCTTTCGCGGATTTCATAGCGGTGTATTTTTTTACTGAGGTTTTCCCCATCTGCTGACGTATTTCTAAAATTCTCCTGACTTCCGCCGGAAGATTTTGTTTTCCTAAAAGTACCGCAACATCCTCTTTTCTAAGCCCCGGAAGCTCTACATCCGTCTCCGCCCAATTCGATAATTCTCTTTCAATCCACTGTTTTAACTGGCTTGTACTGTTTGGGTTTTCAAGTCCTGAAATCCGGACAGCTTCTTCGGTTAATTTCTGCGTACTGATGCTGTCAATCATCAATGCGCCGTCTATTAGTTTTTCATCTGCCCTGACGCCAAACTCGTTCATCCGGACATCCATCTGCCATAGCTTTTCTTCCTCCTCCGGCATCGGAAAGACCCTAAGCCGTTTCCATATTTCGTGTTCCGTCGTTACATCCTGTTTACAGTACTCTTTAAACAGCTCCCATTTATCCGGGGCATGCCGGGGAAGGTTCCATGCACGGCCCCCGTTTCCCTTTGTTGGTTTACAGGGCACACAGAAATAGCGGATAAGAGCCTTTCCTGTTGTCAGCTTTCTTTTATCCTGCGGCAGACCGATTGCCTTTCCCGTAGCCTCCAGCCCTGCTGTGTATCCGCAGTACAGCCCGTGCGCCATTGTACACCTCCACTGTTCTAACGGCGTCTGGTATCCTGCCTGATTGAGGCAATACCACTCAAAGGAAGCATTGTACGCATGCTTAATTACATCCGGATTCCACAGCATTGTCTGGATCCCTTCCGGGATTTTTTCCCCGGATGCCAGATCGATAACTTCAACCGGATCATCCATGTATTTATATGCGAACAGAAGAATTGCAAAATCCGGATCCTGTGCATATCTGTACAGTCCGGCTTTCCCGATATCTACACTGCTTTTTGTTTCTATATCAATACTTAAATGCTGCATTGTTCCATCTCCTGCTAAAGAAGAGGGGCTTAAATCCCCTCTGTTTTACATTGGCTGTCCCGTAATCGGATTGATGTTTCCACCTGCCGGATTCGGATTCCACGGCGGTGTCATGCCCGGGGCCGCTGCTGTCGGATTCGGATTCCACGGCGGTGTCATACCCGGGGCCGCTGCCGCCGGCTGTGGAGCGCCAAAAGCCTGGGCTGCAGTAGGCGCACTTCCTGCAAGCGCTTCTCCGTCACGTACTTTTTTTACCGGCCCCAGGCCGCAGCCGATCCCTTTCTTACCACCGAATGCATAGGGGTAAAACTCCACGTTTACCACGGCGTACACTCCGCTGTATATCTCCGACTGGTTGATGATGGGATTCATATTTGCGTCTACGACCTCCGGAGGATAGTCTGCCTTTGCGCTGGCAGTAAACACCCAGTGCCCTTTACACTCTGTACCAAACGGCATGCCGTCAGACGGGCGCGCGCCATCTCCGTCCCAAACAGGATCCGGAACAATGGGCGGGCACACACCGTTCCATTTCCCGGAAATCCCTTTCTGCTTTGCCGCTTCAATGGCCGCGTCAATCCTTGCTTTTGTAGCGGTATCTGATTTTGGCACAAGAACGGTGCAGCTAAACTTCTCCTCCTGCCCCGGCTGCTGTGCATATGGCTTGAACAGATGCACATACGACAATCTCGCTTCTCCTGTTGTTACATTTGTAATATCTCCAATACTCATGTTAATCTTCCTCCTTAAATACTTCTTCAGCTGTTACTTTGTTCGTGATAGCTTCTCTTTTATCCTCCTCATGTACGAGTGTGGGCTTGCCTGGTTTTTTGACAACGTATTCCCCCACTGCGTCCTGGAAGTTTTTCTTCCCTACTATTTTTTCCACCTGCGCCAGCGTAAGCGGTTTCTTTTCCCACAACATGGCTTCTTCTGCAATCCCTGCCTTCTCCAGCGTCTCAAACGCCTTGTCCATGTCTGTCCAAACCCGGGATGCTCTTCCTTCCACTGCTTTCCAGCCGGGCACTTCATTTCCCTTAAGGCACTCTTTCAGGGCGTACTCCTCCAGGTCAGACAGCCATTTCGCTACATCCTCTCCCTGCAGCAGGTATCTTCCTGCTTCCTCATTCGTAATCAACGGCGGCAGTTTCCCCTTATCCGGACTGAACGCCAGGCGGACATTTTCCTCCGCCCTTGCCCGGCACTGGCTCTTTGCCCGACAGAACCGGCACTGTTTTTCCCCGGGGCAAAAATCCCCTTTCCCCTCAAATGCAAGGGCCGCCCTTTCTTTGACGTAGTTCCCGAACGCAAGCAGCTCCTGGAGGGAGCATTCCCATTCCGAAATGTTGTCTATCCTGGGCTGTACAATAGAAAGTTTGATCTGCTTAATCGGATAAAGCATCCGATAGGCTTCATACGCTCCCAGCGCGTATAACATCATCTGTGGATTTTCTTCTGCCGATACAGGAACGCCTTTGCCATACTTAAAATCGATCACCTGCAGCAGCTCTCCTTGTATTAAAATCAAATCCGCGGTTCCAAACCCTTCCGGGACATAACTGTGAAAGTCAACCTCATGCTCAATACGAAAGGAGGGCATTGAGGGCAGTCCGATCGCCGTGTTTTTTATATAGTCAAGATAAGCATCCGTATGTACCATCATTTCATCCTGCCACAACGCGTTTTCTTTCAGTTTTTTAATTGCGGAATTCAATTTCCGCTTCGATATGTCCCCGGGGTTGACATAGTTCCGTGCTCTTATCTCCGCAAGTTCGTGCGCCAGGGTTCCTTCCTGCGCAGTTTCCGAATCCGTATCCGGAAACTGTTCCTCCAGTCTTGCGCTTGGGGTACATAAAAGCCACCTGTGCGCGCTGGATGCACTTAACAGCGCGTGCTTTCTCTTTTTATGGTTCATCTTATATCTGCGCCCCCATTCCTCTAAGCGCCGTTGCAAAGTTTCCATACTGTTCAGGCGGAAGTTCCACTAAGGACATGACCCCGTAGCTCTGGATAAGCTGCTGCAGCTGCCCCTGCATCCCTTTGTCCATCAGGGACATGCCCGCCCTTGACAAATCATCCAGGGTATACGCCGGGGCACTTGTCTGTACAGGCTGTGCCGGCTGCTGCGCGACTGGTGCGGACGCGGCTGTTTGCCCTGATGCGCTGTTTTGCGCTCCCGTATTCGCTTCCGGAAAATGGGGTGCAATCTCTCTTCCATACGGCATCCGGTTCTCTGTTGCCTCAGCCTCTCTCCTCCCTACAGTTTTCAGTAACTCTTCAGCCATTGTTACCATTTCCTCAAAATCTTTGTACACTACTGTAATCTGTGCCATCTTATTTACCTCCTAATTCTTTAAGCCCTGCGCGGGCAATCTTTATGAATTCATCCTCTGTGAGGCTGATTCCTTTTGTCATTTTTTCATGGTCGTCAGACCATCCCCGTATATCCAGTTTTTCTTCTTTCCCGTACCAGCTGATCAGATTTAATTCTTTATGGTATACATCTGTTTCTTTTTCTTTTGGCAGAGTTAGTAAGTTATGTTTAATTTCAAAACTAGGCTTCATTGTTTTCCCTCCCAATATCTCCCGCCACACCAGAAGAAATCTTCTGCCGACAGATAGTCCTCTAAAACAATCAGCGTGGGGTTCTTATGTTCCCCCTCCCCGATTGGTATGCATTTGCCGCATGTATTGCAGCATTTTTCTTGATTTGCCATTTTTTATCCTTTCTGCTACAATATAAGTGATTAATTTTCCGAGCGCCTACGCCTTGCCGGGCTTATGTAGGCGCTCAATCTTTTAGCTCCAATACTCTTTTTATCGCCGCTGCAACCTGTGAGCCGGTAAAAAGATTTGTTTCATCCAGCGCAAGCAGATCGGCTACATCGCCCTGTATTCCCAGTTCTCCAGTGAAAAACATTTCTTCTGCCCCTATGATTGTTCGCTCTAGATAGTCCTCAAACTCTAAATCGGTCACCTTTCTCACCTCCTATACTGGCCCTGCCTGCAATATGTAAATACAGCACATGAACAAAAATATGTTGAAACAAACAGACAGCACTGCTACAAGCCCTAAACCTGTAAGGCTTTTATCTCTGCGCTTCCTAGTTTCTTCAATTGTCTCCCTGCGCTTCTGCTCAATTACCTGCAACTCTGTCACTCTGCCAGCCTCCTTTCTGCCTCTTCCCGGCTTATGTCAATGTATTTTGCAACCTCGTTTATTGTTGCTTCGTACCTATACAGTTCGCCCCTCCTAGTCGGTCGTATAACCCGCCCAAACTGCCACTTTCCGGTACGCATTTTATGCCGAACCTCGCAAGGGTCGCACCGGATGACTTTTGCGATTTTAGTCGCTGTGTTTAAAATTTCTGACACCTTATTCACCTTCTTTCAAACAAAGTCCCTTTTATCAGACACCCTCTCTGCTACACTACTCAAAACTTCTTTTTGTGATATAATCTCCTTACAGGCACTGCCATGCCGAGTATTATGAAAGGAGAAGCTATTCTATGAAGAAAATTTATGCTTGTCTTATTGGTAATTGGGTTTGTCTTAATGATGACCCGTCGTGTACAATGGGAATTCATAACACTTCGCCAGATTTATGGTATGAAGAAAACGCTCCTATCTTTTCTCCGTTTAGACGTGATGCTGAACATACCTTTTATCAGATGGATTACGTTTACATCCACTACAAAGGCAAAGACTACAGAATCAATCCCATTTTCCTTCAAATAGTTGAACAATAACGTTTTATAAACGGTATTATCGTGTTTGGGTCCGCAAGTTGTATTTCATCAGTCTTTTTGATAGACTCAACACGATAATAATCGTCAATTCCTGCTTTTATTTTCCTCCATTCTGAGTATGAAGTTCCTTTAAGAGCCTCTAATATCCCATTAATTTTTTCCACCTTATACCACCTCCTTTTCTTTTAAACACGTTTCGTGCTCTTTGTGTACAAAAAAAATGAATTCTACAGAACAATTATAATAATGAGCTAAACGCACTTTTATATCATCTCTCGGTATTCTTGCACCCACCTCATACATTGCCAACGCAGAAACACTGATTCCACAAGCATTTGCTACCGTTTCTCTGCTTCTCTCACCTCTTAACTCTATAAGCCTTTTAGCAATAGCGGCATTATTCAATTCAATCACCTCCCTTTCAAAAACACGTTTTGTGCTTAATTCAAATATACACTACTCTATCTCACATGTCAAGCACAAATCGTGTATTTCATCCTTTACTTTTTAACACGTTTCGTGTATAATATGTAATGTAAAAAGAAAGGAAGGTTTATATGGCCAATTTTTCAAGTGTATTAAAATCATTACGCAGTCAAAAGAAAATGACTCAACAAGAACTTGCTAATTCGATAGGACTGTCAAAAAGCGCACTTAATATGTACGAACAGGGCGCACGACAACCCAATTTTGAGACTCTTGAACTTATCGCTGATTATTTCAATATAAGTATAGATTTTTTACTTGGTAAAAGTCCGGTTGTACATTGTCCAATCTGCTACAACACATATGACCCATTAAATAAATATGATTCAGCAGAACACGAAGCGTTTCACAAAAAATTCCTTGCAGCCGAAAGAAAATATGGAAAAATTCTTTTATACGGAGAAGCAGATAAACAACGAAGCTACTATATTTCTAAATTGAATAATCCTACTCTTTCTACTGATGAACGAATAGACGCTTTTGAACAGTATTTGAAGTATGATTTTATGCGTAGCATTTGGAATAGCCATTTCGACTTATCCCATGAGGATTTTGGAATGTTTTGTAAAAAAGAAATGGGATTAGCTTCTACCAAAGATGTATTAGACAATATCGGGGAAACTGTATATGAAACTCTTTGTGAAAAATACGGTGTTGCTGATGACACTGTTTACCATGAAGTCACTTCATTCCGTGAAACAGAAAATTCTTTAAATAGCTATGAAATATCGCTTATTGGCGAATCACGAAAGATGAATCAACATGGAAAAAATAAACTTCTTGATACAGCAAAGGAAATGAATTGCAATCCACTCTATAACTATGATTATCAAATTGAGCTGGCAGCTGCCCACGAACGTACTGATATTCCAGTCACGAACAAGATGAAAAAGCACGATGACGATATCATGGATGATGAAAACTTCTAGCAGTCCTTTTTATTGGACAGGTTATGAGATATACTAATCTTGGAGGTGTGGAAAATGAATTCGTATGAAGCACTTTTAAATGAAGCCTATAAAGAGGGGCTTACGGTTAAAGAAAAAGACCTCATAGCAAGCGATGGAAGAATTAAAGGAACCAGAATTGCTATTCGTAAAAACCTAAAAACAAACCTTCAGAAATCCTGCGTCCTCGCAGAAGAAATGGGACACCACTATACCTCTGTCGGAAATATACTTGATATGTCTGACACCCGTAACCGCAAGCAGGAACGGCAGGCAAGGCTTTGGGCTTACAATAGATTGATAGGATTACGCGGTATTATAAAAGCATATCAGTCTGGTTGTCAGGACAGTCACAATATGGCCGATTTATTAGGTGTGACGGAAGAGTTTTTACAGGAATGTATCGACTGCTACAGAGAGAAGTACGGAGTGTGTACTCAACTTGATAACTACACAATATTCTTTATCCCTAATCTGGCAGTCTTAGAAAAGGTATAGCCGCCCCGGCGCCGTCCGGGGCAATCCAAAATAATATATTTACCCAGGCAACTGGGAGGGCAGCTTCCACCTGTTCCGGAGGTCTTACGGAAGGGGTGGTAATTATGAGTACATATGAAGAACTGATGATTATCATAGCCGTTGCTGGCTTGATTGTCTCCATTTTGAATATGAAAAATAAAAAGTAGCCGCCCGTCTCTGGTAAAGATAGCGACTACTTTTTGTAACTAGATTTTTATCTTACCCGGAGCAGATGGGATGCAGCCATCTTTTCCAGTTGCCTTGTTAAGTATATTATAACAAATATACTTTAAATGTCAACTGCTCCGGTGTTGGCGCACCGAAGCAGTTCTAGCACAATCCGAAGATATGCAACTCTTTGACAGGAATATTGTATCATCTTCGGTGCAGCTGCACAATACAGAACATTTGTGCGCTGTTATTTTTATATTCAGAAAGAAGGTGATAACT